AGGAAAAGAAACTATGTGGGTTCCAGCTTCAGCTATGTATGGACCAACTACTAACCCTGCAGATGCAGCTCAAGTAGAAACAACAGCTACAAGACCAGATTTAAAAGTATTTGATTTTGATGCTAGTACACAACAATACACACAATTTACAGTGGCCATGCCTAAATCATGGAATGAAGGAACAGTTACTTATCAAGTTTATTGGTCTCCTAGTAGTACAAACACAGGAAATGCTATTTTTGGTGTACAAGGTGTTGCATGTGCAGATAATGATACTATTGATGTTGCATACGGAACAGCAATAGAAGTTACAGACGCGGGTATTGGAACAGTTGAAGATCAACAAATTACATCTGAAAGTGGTGCAATGACAGTTGCAGGTTCTCCTGCAGCAGGTGAGCAAACTTACTTTCAATTATTTAGAAAAGCTGCGGACGGTTCAGATACTTTTACTGGTGAATGTAGAGTTCTGGGTGTAAAAATATTCTTTACTACTGACGCGGCTAACGACGCATAAGGAATTTAGATATGAGAGATTTAAAAAACAAACTTACCTCAGGTAAGAACACAAAAAATATACAAACCAGAAAAGGTAAATCTTTTGGTTATCAAGTCTTAGGATTTGGTGCCGGTGGTTCTGTTGCAATTTTAGAATTAGATTATTTAGTTATTGCTGGAGGAGGATCCGGAGGTCAAGGAAATGCTTCAGGAGCTGGTGCAGGTGGATTTAGAACATCTTTTCCAGGTGGGACTAAAATGGAATTAGAATCTGGTACTGGATATGATATTACAGTTGGTGCAGGAGGTGCTGGTTCTTCAGGAGGGTCTGGTACTAATCTTTATACTAATGGTACAAAAGGAGTTAATTCTTCAGTTGGAGACGTTATTGTTTCTACTGGAGGTGGTTATGGAGTTTATGATAATTCAGTTGGAGTTACTGGAGGAAGTGGCGGCGGAGGCGGCGGCGGCGGTGGCGGCGCAGGCAAAGCCGGCGGTGCTGGAAATGAAGGTGGTTTTTCTCCATCGGAAGGAAATGACGGTGGTGCTGGTCTCTCTAGTACTTTAAACCCTGGAGGCGGCGGTGGTGGCGCAGGTGGCACAGGTGGCGCTGCAGGAGGTAGTCCTAGCTCAAACCAAGGTGGTAATGGTGGTAACGGTTCAGCAAATTCAATAACAGGTGGTTCAGTTACAAGGGCTGGCGGCGGAGGCGGCGGAGGTCGTACGCCAGGTTCTGCAGGTTCTGGAGGTCCAGGTGGCGGCGGAGCAGGAGACAATGTTGGTGGACCGGGTACTGGCGGTGGAGCCGGTAGTACTAACACAGGTTCTGGAGGCGGAGCTGGTGGTCAAAGAAACGGACCTCCTTTGTACGGAGGAAAAGGAGCAGGTGGTTCTGGTCTTGTTGTTGTAAGAGGACCTAATTCTTTTACATATACAGTTGCTCCAGGAACAAATTCTCAAGCACCCTCAGGAAGTGATACTATTTGCACATTTACCGTAGATGGTACTTTAACGGTAGAAGAATAATATGGCACATTTTGCAGAAATAAATAACAGTAATGTTGTTATAAAAGTAATTGTTGTTGGAAATGATATTTTAACTACTGACGGTCCTTTAGGTGAAAACGACATGCACATTGACGGAGAAACTTATTGTATTAAAAAATATCCACACAGCAGTGGAATTTGGAAACAAACTTCTTATAACAATAATTTTAGAAAACAATACGCAGGGATAGGTTATACTTATGACGCTGAAAAAAACAAATTTATTTGTCCACAACCTTACAGTTCATGGACGTTAGATGCTAATGATGATTGGCAAGCTCCAATAGCATATCCTACAATTTTACTCCCTGTCGGAGAGGAAGAAATTGAACATAGTATACAATGGAAAGAATCTAGCCAACAATGGTGTATGATTAATTACGAAACGCAAGTTGTATTAACTTGGAACCCAGAAACAACTTCTTGGTTTTAAATATATAGACAATATTTTTAAAATAATATAAAACATAACTATAAAGTTATGAAAATAATAGAAAGAAACCACTTTAAGTTTTTAAGTCCGTTTGACTTTAATGAGTTTGCTAAACTTATTGATCGAAATAATTATACAACTTTTTTAAATGGAAACTGGAGTCCTGATTATATATTTGACAATGCTGTTAGTATAAAAAATGTTGAAAACGATCCATGGTTTGTTCCTTTCTATAAATATTTAAATGATAGTTTAAATAAAAACCCAAACAATAATCTTAAAAAACCAGATATACATTTATTTGCTAATTTTTCATCTGGTGGAAAAAGTGTTTCTCATACAGACGACTATGATGTTTATATAATAGGATTGTATGGCAGAACCTTATATAAAAATGAAGAAGAAGAAATATTTGTAGGGCCAGGAGATGTATTAGAAATAAAAACTAAACAAGAACATAGAGCTATAGGTGTCACGCCAAGAATAGTTGCTTCTTATTCCAAATACCACCAGAGATAAAATGAATTTAGAAAACAGTTATTATTATTATAAAGGTGCATTATCTAAAAGATTTTGTAATCAGATTGTACAATATGTAAAGTCTAAACAAGAATTAATGGGTACAACCGGTGCATTTGACAATAGAATATTAAATACACAAGAAATAAAAGATTTAAAAAAAGAAAGAGATTCAAATATTGTTTGGTTAAATGAGAGTTGGATATATAGAATGATACTACCTTTTGTTAAAAATGCTAATGAAAAAGCTAATTGGAATTTTAAAATTGATGGTGTAGAAAAAATTCAATTTACAAAATATAATAAAAATCAATTTTATCATTGGCATTGTGATAGTTTTCCTAAACCAAATAAACAAGGTAAAATAAGAAAACTATCAGTAACTTGTTCCTTATCAAACCCAAGTGAATATAAAGGCGGCGAGTTAGAATTTGATTTAAGAAATGATAATTTAAAGTCAACGAAAAGAAAATGCACTGAGATTATGACTCAAGGATCGATAGTTGTTTTTCCTTCCTTTATGTGGCACAGAGTAAAACCAGTGACAAAAGGAATTCGACATTCATTAGTCCTATGGAATACTGGAGATTCTTTTAAATGAAATATACTTTTAAAAAAAACGGATTTATTATTGTAAAAAATTCTATTCCAGAAATGGTTGTTTATTTTTGTAAACGTTATTTAATGTTAAAAGAAAGAGTTGTTAAAACTTTTTTAGATACAAATTATATTTCACCTTATCAAGAAGAACACGGATATATACAAGACCCATACGTAAAAAATTGTTTTGCTGTATATGGAGACATAGCTATGGAAGTTTTACTAGCAGAACTTTTACCAATAATGCAAAAAGAAACAGGAGAAGAATTAGTTCCAACTTATTCATATGCTAGAATTTACCATAAAGGTAGTGTTCTTCATAAACATAAAGATAGAGATTCATGTGAAATATCTACTACAATAAACCTTGGTGGAGAACCTTGGTCTTTTTATATTAATCCAAACGAAAAAGAAGGTAGTCCACCTAACAACACGCCATCTTCATCTAAAGGGATAGAAATAAATTTAAAACCTGGTGATATGTTAATATATAAAGGTTGTTTGTTAGAACATTGGAGAAAACCTTTTAAAGGTGAAAATTGTTTTCAAGTTTTTCTACACTACAATAAAAAAAATAAAAAAAATAATAACCTATTTGACGGTAGAAGACATTTAGGTTTACCAGACAACTTTGAGGAACAAGTATGAACACATTAAAAGACATTAAAATAGAAGAATTAATTTCAGAAAATAAAAAACTATCGATAGAAATAGAAGATTTAAAAATACAAGTAGATGAAGAAATAAGTGTTAAAGATTCAGAAGTGCTGATGAACGCTCAATTAAAAGAAGAAAAAGAACATAGGGAAATAGCTATAGAATATTTACAAAAATTAAATAAAGACCTTATGTATAAACTTGCTGTATTAAGAATAAAAATTAAAAATTTAAGTGTTTAAAAGTAAATATAAAAAACACAAATTTCCTAAAGAATTTTTTATTAGAGGTTGGTATGTTGACGATGATGTATCAGACTACATGATCAAACTTTTTAATAGTAATAAACATTTAGCAGGAAAAGGTGGGGTATGGAATAACGAAGGAAAAATTAAACACGAAAAAAAAATTAAAGATTCAAGTGATTTAGAAATATCTCCTAGTGCAGATCATCCTTTATTACAAAAGTATAAAAAAAATTTAAGTGATTTTATTCAATTATATGAAAAAGAATTTCCTGAAATGAAATCTTATAATGCTTATTCTTTAAATAAAAATTTTAATATACAACACTATGTTCCAGGAGGAGGTTTTAAAGTATGGCACTCAGAAAATGGTAGTCTTGCAACATCAACTAGAGTTTTAGTTTTTATGACTTATTTAAATAATGTACCTAATGGAGGAACCATGTTTAAATATCAAAAGTTAACTTCTCCAGCTAAAAAAGGTTTAACATTATTATGGCCTCCTGATTTTAGTCATACTCACAAAGGAGAAATTAGTAAGACCCATGAAAAATATATTGCTACTGGATGGCTTAATTTTGATTAATATTAGAAATTAAAAACAGATTGAATTAACTTATAATCTAATATAATACCTAGTAAACAGGAATTTATATGCTACAAAAATTAGGGTTTTTACCAGGATTCAATAAACAAGTTACATCTACAGGAGCCGAGTCTCAATGGACTGGAGGCACGAACGTACGTTTTAGGTATGGTACACCAGAAAAAATAGGTGGTTGGTCACAATTAGGTGAAAATAAATTAACTGGTGCAGCTAGAGGGTTACATCACATGGTTAGTAAAGAAGGTATTAAATATTCTCTTATAGGAACTAATAGAATTTTATATGCTTATTCAGGAGGAGTATACTACGATATACATCCTTTAGTTAATCCAACAGGTACAGCTATTACAAATGCATTTAGCACGACTAACGGATCACCGACCGTTACCATTACATTTGCAAACCCAACTACTTTTCAAGCAGGTGATATTATTTTATTTGATAATGCAACTACATTTACTGCTATTACAGGTTCTAATTTTGTAGCAGCAGATTTTGCTGATAAAAAATTTATGGTAACAAGTGCTCCTAGCACTACTGTTATTACTATTACAATGCCTGGTAATGAAGGTGGGGCAGGTGCTACAAATTCGGGAGGTATTACTTTTTTTCAATATTACCATGTTGGTCCAGCTGAACAAGTTGGAGTCTTT